ATAAGAGCCTGTACCAGAGCCAGAGTCAAAATAGACTTGGACTCCTTGGTAGTAGACAACCGTAGGACTGTATAGGTCGCCTTCTAGGGCGATGCAGTCCTTACGATAGAGGTAGTAACCACCGCTGATACCATTACCGACTATGACCTTTCGCTCCGTACCGCTGTCGTAAATCTGATACGCCAACTGCACAGCCTTTGTCGTTTCCTGCGGGTTCTTAGAGAACACGCCAAGAATCTCATCAGCCTCTGTAACGGGCGTGAACGAGACAACGCCATTTGCATCCGTTGTCGTGGTGAACTCAACCAGTCGGCAGATATCTGCCCATTGGTTAGATTCCCAAGCCTCACGAATGCGAGCAGAACTGAAGTCACGGAATTGAGAGAATGTCTCATGCGTGAATTGTGTCTGTCGTTTCCAGAATACTGGAGAGCGTCAAATAGGATTTGCGAGTAGTTCGATGTTCTCATTATGTGAGATATCCGTCACCTGTGAAAATTGCACCGTTAACACAAGTACGCTTGGCATAATTGGTAACGGCTGTTTCTGGGTTGTCCCGTAGGAATTCGTTTAGGAATGCATTGTCTTCCCAGCACTCGTACCCAAGACGCTGACCCCAGTAGTGCCACGCTTGAACAGGAATTTGTGCTTTCAACCGTCCAACTCCTTCGATGCTTGATGCCTCGTTAGAGTGACGAAAAACAGCGGATTGCTTCGCTGTGCTCTTGGCTTTGACTTCATCCATCCTCCAGCCATTGATGAGTTCCCTCTCCACCCTATTTCTAAGGTGGGAGGGGATTGCATCAGCCAGACTTTGGATTATGTCTGACACCTCAGTTATTAGGCTGTGAAGTCAAAGACACCGAAGGCGAGGGGGTTGTAGACGCAAAGTCCAGCAACCGCTTCAATCATTCGGGCTTCGCCACCACCGTTGTTGGTGAGGGCTGTGACACCAGCGACATTACCACCATAACGCACTTCAACTTGGTCAAAGGGGATGATGTAACCTGTGAAGGTCGAACCAACGCCAGAGGTAGCATTGAGGTAGTGGGAGGGGTGGAGGCGTAACTTACCGAAATCGCCTTCAAACACATCCACAGAGGAGATGTAGGAAGTCGAGTCCGCTTCACGGTTAAGTGTGCGGATGGATGTCATCGGGGCTGTACCAGAACCCTGCGAGGTCGTGAAGACGAGGTTTGTGAAGGCTCTCTTGAGGGCTGTGCCAACGAGAGCGTCATAATCCTTGTATTGACCTGTCTGGGAGTAGATACCTGTGAGGATGTTCTGGACAACCGTTTCCGTGAGGGCGGCTGTACCAACTGTCGAGCGATTAGCCGTAGGGGTGCAGAACTGGTCAACAACAGGGAGGACAGAATCCTTTGTAGCGATAGGCTGGAGCCACTTGTGGATACCACGGGTGAGGTAGGCGTTTGTACCGTTGTCGGCTTGAGCACCGTTGTTGGAGCAGAAGGTGACTTCCATATCACGCTTAAGGGCTTGGATGCCCTTGGCGACATTGTTAGCCAGTTCGTCTCTAACGCCAGCGACAGTCGAGATGTCCTGCGTAAGCGGGGACACACGGACGGCTCTGCGGAAGATTTGAATGTAGTTGCTGAGTTCAGCACGATAGGTTGTAGCACCATCCTTGACATAGTTGTCGTAGGCAGTGACATCCGTACCATCGACTGTACCAGTCATCTTAGGGGTTGGCAGAGAGTCGGCTTGCCATCTGAAAAGGGTATTTCCAGGTTTGGAACCCTTCTTCGCCATAGAGGTGAAGGGGGTATCCTTGGCATCGACAAGTGCGATGAGGTCTGCAAGTTCTTCTCTCTTACCAGAGGTAAAAGAAGGTTCTGTGAGGTTAGCCATATTAGTATATAGGGTTTGGGTTGATTACAGGAATCGTTTAGCGATTATAGAAGATAGGTCATCACGACTCTGCGAAACAGTAAAACGCTTCTGGGCGGCTTGAGCGTTCGCATCCTTTGCAGGAATACGAGCGGGGGCTGCTGAAGGTCTCGGCTGGGACGGGGCTTTGATTGGAGTACCAGAGGACTTGCCTTTGGCTTCACGGGCATTTACGCCACGGATGTAATCTCCTACCACCATCTTATAGTCTGGGAATTTCTGGATTTCTGGGAAGTGCTTGATAAAGGATTCAGCAATTTGTCTTTCCTTTGCTGACTTGTCCTTCCACCAAGGGTATTCCTTGGAAGCAACCTGCTCCATCTGATTGAAGTTTTGCAGATACTGCATTCGCTTCGGAAGGTGTTCCTCAAGGGCATCAAGGGCTTTAATCTTGATATTGCGGACTTCCTCAGCGGTATACTCGGTTTCAGAACCATCTTTTCCCGTAACTACTGCACCATCGGGATTCATTTCGCACCAGCGTCTGATTTGCTTGGCTTGGTCTGCCTCACGGCTGACTTCGTCTAGCGTAGACAGGTTGGCATACGGATTTTCGGCAGTAGGAATTTGTGCTGGCTTGGTAGCCTCTTGCGACAATCTTTCCACTTCTGACCTTAATCTTTCTACTTCTGCTTCAGCCTCCCTGCGTTTAGCGGAGAGTTTGTCAATGCGTTTCTTGACTCCCTTGGGCAACCCACGCTCAATTTCATCATCTTCAGACTTGGTTTCTTCGGTTTCCTCGGAGTCTTCGGACTGAACTTGGTCGTTAGTTGTTTCGGTTTCTTGTGAATGAACATCATCCTCAGAGGTCGCTTGAGCCTCCGAATCACCGTTTTCGTCTGCGGGTGACTCCGCACTCGATTCCTTACCACCTAGGAACGAATCGCTAACTATGTCAGCGAGTTTTTGAATATCGAAGGGAGTGGATGTACCTTCGGGAGTCATAGCGTTATTTTGTGCCGTGCTAAGGTCGGCTTGATTGTCTGTATTCATTAGATAAGGTCTAAAGTCCTATATATTTAGGCAGGGTGTTATAG